TTCTGATGCAGTAATTGTAACTGAACTTGGGTCGATTGCTGTGTTAGACAAATCAGTTGCTTCTGAAACTGCTGATGCTGAAACTGCTGAATAAACAGGAACTTCTACAGCTTTTCCACCACCAGAAATAGCGTAATTTCTTACAAGATTTCTCATGATAGATTGTTCTGATGCAACGAATTGTGCTTCTGCTACTATCTCTGTGTATAGTTCCGATAGCGTAGAACTTGTACTTTCGTTTGCCATTTTATTTACCTATTAAGTTATTTGTTTAAGTTTATTTCTATCGCACCAGCATCACGTTTTTTTCTATACTCAGCGTACTTTTGACGATCTTCTGGTTTCGATAAATCTAAGTCCTGAATGTTGAAAGGTTTTACAGTTTTACCCTCGACAGCACTCTGGCTTCCTGAACCAGACAAAGACCCTTTACGGAAATGTGGGTTTGCGTCTAAAAACTCTTTAACTTTTTCTTCAATAGATAAGAGTTCGCCTTTAGGGTTATATCGTACATTAGAATTATTATCAAGTATCTCAACCCTATTATCATCAGTTAATCTTATCTGATCTTTAACCAAAGCAACAACCTGATTAGGTGATACTGCATTGTTTTGTGATGCTACAGACATAATAGAATTATCTATTCTTTCCTTTTTGATTTCGTTTTTATATCTCAAAATCTCTGTATCTTTTTGTGCAATACGTTCTTGCATCAACTTTTCTAGTTCTTGTTTTGATTTAGCTTCTTGGATTTGTTTTTCTTTAAAAGCTTCTTCTTCTTTGGCTTTCATTTCATCTAACATTCTTTGATGCTTTTTTTGTTCAGAGTCCAATCTTGATTTAATTATGTTATCAAGTTGTTCCTGTGTGAAAGTCATTTCTTTAGCTTTTGTTTCTACTGTTTCAGATGTGGCTTCTGTTTGTTGATTTTGAGGTTCAACAACCTTATTTTCTTCCGACATTTTTTCTCCTATATTATTAGTTCGCCTTGTTCGTCATACCAATCAGGATTGACGTAAGACCATTGATGACGGCAATTATAACCACCTCGAACAACCAAAGGATTGCCAGATTTTTTTCCTGACCAACTTCTACTTGCCCACAGGTCTTTGACTTCATCAATTGTAAAAAGTCCACCTTTTCGTTTATCATATACTCCATTAATTACATTTCTGCAAATTTCCCTAGTTGTTGGAATAACATCTCCATAGTATTTAACATAAGTTAAACCAGCATCTTTTGATTTATTGAAGTTTAAGGTAGCGTCAAAGTCTCGTAAAGAATCATTTAATATCTGACCAGCATATCGTTTCATATTCTCACCAGCACGATCTACTGCAAATTTAGATTGTAAAGTTTGAATAGCTTTATCAACTTGTGGTTTTAAAGATTCCTTGAATTTATTTTCGTTAATATAATCTATAAGTTTCTGTGCTTCTACATCATCTGAACTAGCATATATTCCATTTATAGTTTGTCTTAATTCTTTTTCTAGTTCAGCAAAGTCATTTCCAACTAACGTATTTTGATAAACCTTTTCTGATAATCTTCTTGTAAATGTATTTGATACATCTTTAAATTGTGTGAAGTATTGTTGTTTTAAATTTTGTACTAAAGCTAAATCGCCTTTTGTAAGTTCTTGAAATTCTTTTGGAATATTGCCAATAGACTTAAAAGCTTTTTCAATTCTTTTAGCTTGTTTATTAAAACCCTCTCTAACAACTTGATCTGCAAAAGGTAAATATTCACGATCTAGTATAGCTTTGATTTTAGGTCTAATAGCAATAGCTGATTGTAATTCTATTAACTTTCCTTGTTGTCTTGGTAAATCAGTATCAGCTAATCTGATAACGTCTCTTTCAATTCTATCTAAAGTTTCTGTAAGTGTTTTGTAATAATTGGCTTCTGCAATTTCTATTTGCTTGATACGATATTCAGTTGCATCTTTTACTTTGTCTGCCATTCATTAAATCTGCTCTTGCTCTACTTCTTGATCTTCTTGTGTAGCTTCGTCTTGTGTGAACTCGCCTACTTCTGCTTTTTGATCTATCTCGTCAAAGATTTCATTTAGTTTTTCATCATCATCAACAACTGCTCTAGCAATTTCTTTATCAACTTCTTTAGTAAATGTTGGTGAACCAATACTCATAGCTTTTGCTTGTTGGAAGTAAATTAGATCACTTGCATAATCTCTAATATTGAAACTATCTGGATAATTTATTTCTCCATCAAACGTAGCGTTTTGGAATAGTGCATATAGTCTAAATAATTGTTCTTCTGCAATTTGTAAGTTATCAGCTTTTTCAGATAGTCTAGCATTTAATAATTCAAATTCTGTTTGTAAAGCTATACCAGATGATACTTGTTGCTTAGTAGTTCTTACTGCCCCAGTATGTGCAATTCTATTTATAGCTTCTACTTTGTGTGAGATTGAATCCATTAATGAATTTAAGTTTTGGCCAGATGGTTGTAATAAATATGGTTTTAGATTTGGTTCTATTTCTTCTGGCATTTCAATAACTGCACCAGCACCAGCACTAGCATTTACACTTGGAGTTTTAACTAATGATGGGTGGTTTGTTAATCTGATTAATTGTTCGATTTCAGAATATTCATTGTAAATAGATTTTTGTAAATCTGCTATATCCATAAGGTCTGATTGACCAATGCCCCTTTTATGTGACTTCGCATTGTATAAAATTACTGCTGGAATTTTGCCAATCAGATTATCGGCAGTATCTATTATCTGTGGTTCTGTTTTATCATCTTTCATATAAACAGTATCAATCCTATCAGGATACCACATTCTAAAATAAGTACCGCCATTTCGATCAACTTCTTCTCTGACTTTTAAATAGTCTAAATAATATTTTCCGTTGATCTCCCTTTTAAAATTCCAATCTAAAACATTCTCTGGAGTTAAGATTGAAAGATAAGGTCTAATATCTTGATCTAGTTCTTCTGCTCTAGTGTTTGTTGTAACTTTTGGTTTGTCTAATATTAAAAAACAATGTCCGTAGATTGAAGCATAAGTTTGTGCTTGTTTCATTACAGATGTAAAATTATTTCCCTCTAAATCAGCATCTTTTAAGAATGAATCTAAAGTAGGTTCTTCTGCCATAGAACCAAAGTCTCTTGAAGCTTTTACTCTAAATAAAAATGATGAGTAGATTTGAATAATATTTTTACAATGGTTATCACAAGGAGTGTTAGCAAGTCTTTGATTGAACTCGTTATCTAATTCTAGATTGTATCTGTTAAGGTACTGGCCAACCATATAGTCATAACCGCCATTGAACGATCTAATATAATATTCCCAAAGACTTACATTTTCCTTGTAATCTTTATGCGTTTCAATAGCTTCATCTCTTTCGTATGCCATTATTTAATATTCCATCTAGTTGGTCTGTTAAAATTTGTTTCTGTTGTAAGTGGTTTTAAAAAGTCAATCATATATCCTAAAGCGTCATTCATGTGGTCAAATCCATCTTCCTTATCAGGAATATTTGTATTTTCCTTATAAGTTTGTCGTTGAAGTCCTTTTATAATAGTTTTGCAAGAATGTGAAACAAAAATATGCCTATTGCCATTGGAATCTTTTAACTTGGAATTGACAGCGTTTATCCTGTCTCGAACTGC